GAAGCAGCAAAGGAGTTCTGTGAAGATCGTCGTTATGAATTCAAAGTTCTAACCGAAGATGATCTGAAAGTATGAACAGAATTCAAAATTATCAAGATAACTTCATCGGTCTTGAAGACAGTGATGATATCATGCTTGCTCTCATGGAAATCTTAGATAAAAAGTCTTGGGTTCCTGAAGTCGGTAAGTTTTATACTTATATCTACGCACCTAAAACTCCAAACATTGAATATGATGAATTTCCTCTGATTGCCTGTATGGAAGTTACACAATGGGGATGGAAAGGTCTAAACTTCCACTGGGGAATGATGAGAAATTATACCTTCGAAGAAGTACAAGGTCAACTATACGAGATCTATGCTGAAGAACTAGATAGTGCTCGTGCTCTTGGTTATGGCAAATTCAGAATAAATAGGTAAAAAAGGTTATGGCAGCATCCGAAGTAGTAGATCCTAGAGCAGCAGCTGCGGCAAGAGGTAGACCACCAGCAAAACCAGTTCAGCAATCATCGCAATCCGCTTCGGCAGCAGCTCCTGGAGCAGGTGGTGGTGCCAAATCAAAGGTAGAGAGATATAGATATCCTCTAGATGTTTTAAACAGCAGCAGTGACTACTTCATGCTGCAGGCTGTAAAGTATACAGCACCTGGTGTTGGTTTAGCAGGTCAATCACAAGCACTTAGTGAGATCATTAGTGCCTCTCCTGGTACTAACCAACCACAATTATCAGAGGCTGGAAATAATCTAAGACCACCAACTTCAGATGGTCAGTTAAGAAAGAACGAAAAAGAAAATACACTGGCATATTATATCTTACCAATGCCACCTCAGATTGGCACCAACAACCAAGTTGGTTGGGATAAGGGAGAGATCAATGCTGCTGGGTCTGCTATTGCGGCACTTGGGCAGGAGTTAATGAAAAATAGCAGTGGATCTCCAATACCAACACTAGAAGGTCTTGGTCAAGCTTTCAACAAAGTTCGAAACTTTGGTTCTGCTCTGGCTGGTCAGGCAGGTGCTGGTGGTGGTCTTATGGGAGACTATCTTACCAGTCTGATGATCAATCTTATTCCTGGCAACCAGGTATCACCAAGTGATATCTTTGCTAGAAATAGAGGGATTGTTATCAACCCTAACATGGAATTCCTGTTTAAGGGTCCGAATCTGAGACAGTTCAGATTTACTTTTCTTCTAATCGCAAGAAACAAAAAAGAATCTGATCACATCAGAGACATGGTTCGTTCACTTAAGAAACACATGTCACCCAAGAAAACAATTGATACCTTTGGTGACAATCAATTGTTCGGTGCTTTTCTACAGACACCAGATGTTTTTAAACTTTCTTACATGAAAGGAACATCTGGACACCCATATCTGAATACTTTTAAATATTGTGCCATGACAGGCATCAGTGTTAATTTTGCTGAGTGTATGACCTATATGTCCTATGACGATGGAGCACCAGTTGCTGTTGGTTTATCCATGGACTTCACTGAATTAACACCAATTTATGCTGAAGATTATGATTCCGATTACGCAGGGGGAGGAGTTGGATTCTAATGGCTTACTTTCAGTTTATTCCAAATATTGAATACGCATCACCATTTAGTGATAGAACTAGTGTAAATGCTACAGTCATTGCGAAGAACTTATTTCGTAGAGTAAAGTTATCTGATAGTGCTGGTTTGCTATCTAGTGCTTACCTTTTCAACAAGTATGTGATTGAAGAAGGTGAAAGACCAGACACTGTTGCGACAAAATATTATGGAAACTCTAACTATGATTGGTTGGTTATTTTCAGTGCTGGGATTGTAAACCAGAGACACGAATGGCCACTTTCTAGTCAAGATCTATATGAATTTTGTCTCAAGAAATATGGTGATGAATTGACAGCAATAAAACACTACAGAACAACTGAAGTAAAAGATTCTGATGGTCGTTTAATCTTACCTGCTGGTAAAGTCGTTGATCAAAACTTCACGATCCCCAATCCTGCAAATCCAGCATCAACTCTAAATCCAGTAGAAGGTCTTACCAACTACGAATATGAATACGAATTGAATGCTGCTAAGAGAGAAATCAATCTGATTAAACCATCATATAGATTACAAGTTGTAAGTGAACTTGCTGAGTTGTTCAAGTACAAACCAGATTCCTCTCAATACATTAATGCTTTCTTGAAAAAAACTGATAATATCAATAAAAAATCCCCCTGATTTCTCAGGGGGACTGGTGATCAGAACTCTGCCAACTTCTGGAAGTAACTCAGAGTATCATCTTCTTCATCACTGCTAGAAGAGGAACTCAGAGCACTCAGTTCGTCCTTGAGATCCTGAGGAACAGGATTAGAACGGGAACCGAAGTCAGGGGTGTAAGAACCACGAGTATCATCCTCGTTCTCAACCTCTTCGTCTACACGACGACGGGAGGGAGTGTTACCGAGAACATAGTCCAGACGCTTCTTCAGGTCATCATAGGACTTGAACTGCTCAGCAGCAGTCAGTTCTGCCAGGGAATACTCCTTCTTCCAGATCTCTTCTAGTTCAGAGTCATCCAGATCACCCAGAGTGCCAGCACGGGCAAACTCACTGGAATCATAGTTCCAGTAACCAGCAACCTTCTTGATCTTGATCTTGAAGTCAGCACCAGCCCAGAAGTCAAAGGGGTTGATGGGATCTTCGTCTTCAAACTCAGGTTGCATGGCAGACATGACCTTATCAAAGATCTTCTTACCAAACTTGTAGAGGAACACACGACCTTCGTTGTGAGGATTCGAAGGATCCTTCACGACGTAGATGTTAGCATAGTAAGAGAGTTTGCGTTTCTGCTTACGGGCAACTTCTTTGTCAGAGTCAATCCCACTGTTCCACAGCTGGGAGTTCAGTTCCGACACGGGATCTTTCTGACCCAGAGTAGTCAGAGAGTTCTCGATGTACCAACCACCAGGACCTTGGAAGGCATGGGTGTACATCTTTGCCCAAGGCAGGTCTTCCCCTTCGGGAGCAGGAAGGAAACGGACGACAGCATACCCGTTACCTGCTTTATCTACCTCGGGCTTCCAGAGACGATCATCTCCAGAACCACCATTGCTGTTCATCTTCTCGACTTCCTTAACCAGTTTGCTGGTCAGAGAACCCAGAGAGGACTGCTTTTTGAGATTTGCGAATGACATTGGATTTGGCCTTTAACTTGTGTATTTTAGGATGATTAGGAGTCTTTGTCAACACGACTACGGACTTCTTCAAGGGTCTTTTTCATGTTACCGAACAAGACCCCAACATCGGTGTTCTTTGGGAACCCCATCATTATAGCAGATGCCTGGATTTGCTCCTTCATCTGAACCGCATCGGGATCGTCACCCGCAAGGGAGAGACGAGTCCACATGATTTGTTGCTTGTCAACCAAGTCATCGAGAAGACTGAGGTTGTCAAGTTTCTCTTCCAAAGTAAGAGAATCAAAGGAAGCCATGTTTTGATAGATGTCTTCCTGAAGTCGATTGATTTCTGCGAGCTCGGCACGAACTACATCAGATTTAAAGAAATCACTCACAGATAATACTCCTTAGTATTTGCTTGTGCTTTGGCACATCGATATTTAGAAAGGGTTCGTACTTCTTGATTTTGAGGGAAACCGAACTCCAAACAGGATCAGTCAGGTGGTTATCAAACCTTTTCCTGAATGAGAATATTTTATCATAGATCACTAAACTTTCTAGTGATACTTTTCCACCAAGATACTTTTTTAGGAGGATTGGGTGTCCTTTCGAACAGTTGAACACATCCTCTAATGCGTTCTCCGAGAACAAGTCGCTGCTTTGTTCTTTGAACAAGTAAGTCAAACTCTGCTGTCTTTTCATCCAGCTTTGATACTCGGTTTCTCCTTCTTTGATTAAACCACCAATCCATATCTTTTCTGGGGAATCTGATGAGGTGAAGTTCGCAATAAAGTAATCACGAACTTCTTCGTCTTTTTTCTGTCTGGACAATTTTTCGAACCAGTATTTGTCCTTGCGTTTGTTGAACGCAGAGACAGATGCCCTAGTCCGACCACCATACTGGAAGAAGTCATACTTCT